GGCTTGATACGGTCTTGGCGTAGAAACTATGGCGAACTAGAGGTATAATACATGGCTTGGTCCTACGATGAACGAAACCTAAATACAACGACAGATATTGGTCGTTTAAATGCTACTAGGTTCCTCATGGGGGACACTAATGAGCTAGATCAGCAGGTACAAGACGAAGAGATTACCTTTGCTCTTGGACAAGCTAACAATAATACATATTATGCTGGGGCCTTTCTCTGTCGTACTGTTGCTGCTAAGTATGCACGTAACGTAGATGTAGAAATCAGTGGAGCGCTCAAGGAAAGTAGCTCACAAATTCAAGCTCATTACCTAGAGTTAGCAGAGGCACTAGAGTATCAAGCACAGAAAACAGGTGGCCTACTTGGAATTAAAGCTGGCGGTATTACTAGAAGTACTGTTGATACAGTTAGAGAAGATACAACCCGTGTAAGACCCGCATTCAATAAGGACCAATTTAAGGTTGACGAACAGTACTACGATTACGAATAGGATCTGCAATGAACCCCTACAACTTGTTAAGACTGGTGCAGCGTCATGGTTTGACCCTAGTACTGCGTAAAGTTTCAGACGGTACTTATGACCCAGCGACAGGTTCGCTTACAGGGGGTAGTGTCACTGAACATGAAATAACTGCATATATGTACGATGCTCTGGTAGGTGTTGAGGGTAACTCTGAGATACGAAGGGGCGTCAAAAAAGTGGCAATCCCTGCTCTGGGGTTGACTGTAGAGCCTTTTGACAGTGATGAAATTACTGGTCTTGGTGACAAGGTGGTTATAAGTAACGTAACAACACACTTTTCTAATGGTCTTGCTGTACTGTATACTTGTGAGGTTAGAGAGTAATGAGGGTAAAGTTTGAAGTCAACAAGTCTGCTTTAAGACAACAGTTTGATAAGGCTAGAGAAAGTGTCGAAGCAGAGACTAGAGAAAGACTAGAGAAGATAGCTGATGATGCTATAGATCTGTCTATGCCTTTTGTTGACACAGGGGCTTACATAACTAGCTGGGCTTTTATTGTAGGTGCAGGTAGACCAAGAGGTAAGTCATCCCACGGCAGACTTAGAAGACGTAAGGCTGGATACAGAGGGGATCAGTTTGGCGCTACGGGTAGAAGTCAACTACAGCAAGATTTAGCTAAGGTTGATCTGATGAATACGACAGCCTTGTTTATATCAAACGGCGCACCTCATGCAGAGATTGTAGAATACAAACATAACTATAGAGTGTTTGAACAACTGGTGATTAGAAATGGCTAATATTGACACAGACATTCGTGCTGCGCTTGAAAGTAAGTTAGCAGACATACCTAACGTACCCTCTATAGCTTATGAGAATGTATCGTTTTCACCTACTACGGGACAAAGTTACTTAGAGGTAAAATACATCCCCGTAACACGTAGACCAGCAGTAAGGGGCAGTAGTCCCCAACAGAGGTACGATGGACTACTAGCAATAAACTGTTATGCACCAGAGGGGTCTGGACCCAATGCAGCAGACACACTGGCTAAGAATGTTATGGAAACATTTGAGGCTACAACAAAACTCACTCACAATAGTCAAGATGTAACAATAGAATATGCAGAAAGACAGCAAGGATTTATAGATAGTCCTTGGTACTTTGTTCCTGTAAGTATTCGTTGGTACGCTTATAAATAATCTAGGAGATAACTATGGCCTTTGCACAGGGTTCACGTTCAAGCCTCTCGTATGCTACGCAATCAGATTTCGTAACGCCAGCAACGTCAGGCTTTGTAAATTTACCATTCAGTACACACTCACTGAATATGACTAAAGATGCTGTTGTCGGAAATGACATTCAAGCAGATCGTATGCCACGGGTACAGCGTCATGGCAACAAATCAATCGCAGGGGATATTGTAGTAGACCTGCGTGATGAAGAGTACGACGATTGGCTAGAGAGTGCCATGTTAAGTACTTGGACAGTTGGTAATACCCTATCTATCGGGACTACACCAAAGTATTTTACTGTACAAGACTATGCCGCTGACATTGACCAAGCTCGCTTCTTTAGAGGTTGTGCCGTAAATAGTCTAGGCGTATCTATTGCACCAAATCAAATGGTAACAACTACCTTCGGTGTTGTGGGTCGTGACATGGAAGTTACAGCAACTCAGATTGATGATACTGACACAGACTCAACTACTACACCATTTGATTCCTACTCAGGTAGTGTAAGCATAGGTAATGTAGATAACACACCCGCCACCGCTGCTATCGTAACTAGCTTTGACTTTACTTTGACTAACGGGTTTGCACCAACTTATGTTGTAGGTGCTGACCTTGCCCCTAGCCTAGAGGTTGGTCGTGCAGAGTTAGAAGGTACTATGTCAGTATACTTTGAAGATGCAGCTATCATTAACAGATTTGTAAACGAAACAGAAACAGAACTTACTGTGTCTGTAGGGGATGGCACAAAGGACATGACGTTCTTCTTCCCCCGTGTAAAAATTAACAGTGCAGATGTTGGTGTCGATGGCCCAACAAGTCGCATTATCTCATGTAGCTTTACAGCGTTGTACAACACTACAGATACAACCAGCTTTAAGATTACAAGAGCAGCGTAATTCCTAGCTAGGAACGGGGGGTGTTGGTGTCGGGTCCGATACCCCCCACTTTATTTTACCCGACTTAATCCCGAAGGAGACTCGACAATGGATTTAAAAGACTTAACACCTAAGAGTGACACATTTGAAGTTAAGCTGGTTCACCCTAACACTAACGAACCCCTTATGAACCCTGATGACACCCCCATGACTATTACCATGTGGGCACCTCACAGTAAGCCATACAAGGACGTTCTGCACCAGCAGACTAATAAACGTCTGACACAGGTTTCTGACGGTGGGACCTTTGAGCTAAAATCAGAAGACCTAGAGGAAGGTACACTTCAAACTCTAATCCACACAACTAAGATGTGGAACATTACATTTGATGGTGAGAAACCACCCTGCACGGTTGAAAAATGTGAAGAGGTTTACACAGAGGTTTTCTGGATGAAGACCCAGATTGAACAAGCCCTGACTGACTTCTTAAATTTTTCAATCGCCTAGTCGATCAGCTAGAGGCATTTGCTGAACATAGTTTCAAGCTAATGAGATCCGACAGTAAAGGCGTAACTGAATCGGCACACTTGGAACAGGTTGCCAAACAGACTGGACGTAAGCCAAAAGAGTTAGAAGCCCCTAAGTTTCCTTTTCCTATGGCTCATGTCTGGTCTTCCTTCTTTTCCATCAGTGGGGGTAGGCAATTTGGTTACAGTGGCCCACAACCTCTAACATTCACAGAGATAAAAGCGTGGCAAGAGACTACTGACAATACCCTTGAAGGTTGGGAAGTAGATGTCATAAAGAAATTAGACCTACTTTACGTGAGGGCAATAAATGGCTGATGCAATTAAAGTCAGTGTGGATATGCAGGACCTAAAGGTTCTCAATGACTATCTAAACACTACAGAAGATAAGATTGATATGACCGCTAAGACAGCGAAAAAGTCATTCAATCAACTTAAAATGGCTATTGACCCTGCTTACAGGGCTACTAAGATATTTAAAGATCAAGTAATGGTAGCTCAAAAGGCTGTTGCTACAGGTGCTATAACTCAACAAGAGTACGCTACAACTTTTGCTCAAATACAAAAACAAGCTGCACAAGCTGGCGTAACAATAAACCAGTTTGGTCAAGTTGCAGACGTAAACTCACGCAAGGTTAAGAAATTCGGCGCTGTTGGTATGCAGCAGGTCGGTTATCAGGTACAGGATTTCGCAGTACAGGTACAAGGCGGTACTAGTGCTTTAGTTGCACTTGGTCAACAGGGTTCACAGTTACTTGGTATCTTTGGACCTGCTGGTGCTATTGCAGGTATGATACTTGCCATTGGTACTGGTTTAGTTGGTGCCTTACTAGCGGCTGGGGATGCAACTAAAAAGTTGTCACAGGATACAGAAAAACTTGATGACGCCACTAGTAAATTAAAAGGTGCTTTTGACACACTCTCAATGACAGGTAAAGAGCTTGAGGAAATGTACGGCAACATGTCTGTGGCTGCCACTTCTCTTGCCTATTCTCAAGCTCAGATTTTAGCCGTAAGTGCTTTAAAGTCATTTAGTGATACTAGTGCTGGTATGGGCTATGAACTACAAGGTATCCTAGAATCATCTGAGGCGATTAGTCCAGTGTTTCGTGAGATGTTAAGTGTTATGGGAGATACTAGTGAGGCTTTTGACACCCTTGAAAAACTACAGAGAGATTTTTCCACTTCCTTTAGGTCCACTGGTGATGATGCAATACAAGCTGCGGAAGATATTAGTAAGACACTGAATGAGCTTCCAGACGATGCTAAGAGACTTCTTCCAGAAACTCTTACAAAAGCCTTTGCAGAGCTTGTTGGGTATCAACGTAAGGCCCTAGAAGCACAAGAGTTAATGCGTAAACTTAAATCAGGGGATTTTGGTGGGGGAGACACTAGTGGTAAGAAGAGTGCATTACAAACCTTAGTAGAACAACTAGCTCTTGAAGAAGCCTTATTAGGTAAATCTTCTGCTAGACAAAGGGTAATAAAAGCACTTGGTGTAACCTTTACTGAGACTAACCCAGATATTGTTAATGCACTCACAGAGCAAATAAAAGCTATACAAGATGCCAATGCAGAGATGAAAAAGCAACAAAGCCTCGCAAATAGTATTGCAAATAGCTTTGAAGACGCCATGATGTCTATAGTTGACAACACTAAGAGTGTAGAAGATGCCTTTAGACAAATGGCTGCTGATATTATTAAACAGCTATATAGGGTTCTTGTCGTACAACAGATGGTTGGTTCTTTTGATGCTGCGTCTGGTGAGGGTTCTGGTTTAGCTGGTTTCATTGGTGGACTGCTTAAACCTAGAGCTAATGGTGGACCTGTTACTGCTGGACAGCCTTACCTTGTGGGGGAAAGAGGACCAGAACTATTCGTACCTTCATCTAATGGTGGTGTCGTAGCTAACGACAAAATGGGTGGTGGTGTAACTGTAGTACAGAACTTAAACATTTCCACTGGGGTATCTCAGACTGTACGTGCAGAGATCCGTAACCTTATGCCACAAATTGCTGAGACTGCCAAATCTGCTGTAGTTGACAGTAAGAGGCGTGGTGGTAACTATGGAAAGGCATTTGCGTAATGGCTATATCGTATCCTTTAGACCTGCCAACTAATATTGGTATGGCTAGTATTGAGTTAAGGGCTAAGAATACTGTTGCGGTATCTTCTAGTCCCTTCACCTACAAACAAACTGTTTACGCCTATGATGGTCAGATGTGGGAAGCGGATGTTACCCTACCACCAATGAACAGGGATGACGCAGAAAGCTGGATAGCCTTCTTGATGAGCCTAAAGGGTCGTTACGGTACTTTCCTACTGAATGACCCTTCTGCTAATACAAGAAGGGGTACAGCCAATTCTGCAAGCATTACAGGGTCTGCTGGTGACAGTAGTGTATCAGTGTCTATGACAGGTACACTAAAGGCTGGCGATTACATACAGCTAGGTACTGCATCTGATGCTACGCTGCATAAAGTCTTAGTAGATAAATCAGGTAGTGGAACCCTAGAGATTTGGCCTAAGTTGCGTAAAGATCGTAGTTCTGTGTCTGCTGGTTTGACTAGTGCATCTGGTGTGTTTAGGCTTGCCTCAAATGAAACTGCTTGGTCAGTAAATGATGCCAGTTTCTATGGTATCTCATTCGGTGCAACGGAGGTTGTAGGATGAGTCGTACCATAAATGCAAGTTTACTTACAGCCCTTACTGGTGATCTTGTAGAACCTTACTATGCTGTTGAGTTATTCTTTGATAACGGTACACTAAGGTTTTGGACTGGAATAGGTGACAGGACTATAGACAGCAATACTTACACTGGTACAGGTTCTTTGTTGAGTGTTGGACCTTCTGAGGAAGTAAGTGACCTGTCAGCTAAATCTATGTCTTTAACACTTACTGGACTGGATAGCTCTATAATATCCTTGGCCTTACAAGAGCCTTACCAAAGGCGTCAAGCTAAAATATATTTAGGCGAACAAAGCGTATCTAATGTAGTTCAAATATTTAGTGGTCAAATGAATACCATGAATATTGAGGACTCAGCAGAAGGTGCTACTGTTCAACTAACCATAGAAAGCAAACTAATAGAACTAGAACGTGCAGCTAATTGGAGATACACCGATGAAAACCACCAATCCCGATACGATGGTGATACATTCTTTTCTTATGTTCAAGACATACAAGATGCTCAAGTAGCATGGGGAAGAAAGTCGAGTTAAACAACTATCTAAGTAAGGTTGTGGACATTCCTTTTGAGTGGGGTGTCCACGACTGTTTTACCTTTACTAATGGTGCTTGGCAAGCAATGTACGGAAGAGGTTGGGCAGATGATTGGGTTGGTAAATACATGATAGAAGGCCAACCAATGAGCCGTAAGAAGTTAAAAGAAACATTTAAGTTTTCTCTTCTAAATGAAGCCTTGCTTTCCAGACTTAGACCTTGTGACAGACCTATCTTTGGTAGCTTAGTGACAACAAAGAAATGTCAAAGGTGGATGACAGGTTATGCTATGGGTATATCCTTGGGGTCACGTTGTGTGTTCCTAAGTAAAGATGGCCTTATAAAATTACACTCAGAAGATATAGAAAGTTGTTGGGTGCCAGATGTCTAAATATAAACTAGGTGACTACACTATAAATAACTGGAACGATTGGGATAGAGTACCCCGTGACCCTGTAACTATTGGTGCTTACATTATCACTGGTGCAGGGGTTTCTGCAAGTGCTGTAGCAGCAATGACAATGACAACCTACCTAACCTATTACGCTGTAGGGTATATTGCTACTACACTTGTCACCTCTGCATTGTTATCTGCTTTATCCCCAAAGCCAAACAAAGGTAGTGCGGCTGGAAGTAGTGGTCTACTCACTAATGCTAAAGGAGCTACAGCATCCTCAGAGTTAGTATACGGTCAAGTTCGTAAGGGCGGCACTGTTACTTTTCTTGAGAGTACGGGAACAAACAACAAGATACTACATCAGATTATTGTTCTAGCTGGACATGAAGTTGAAGAAATCGGTGACATATACTTCAATGATGAAGTAGTAACTATGTCAAATGAAACTGTTACTGATTCACGTTATACCTACACTACTACCACAAGGACAGGTGGTGGTGATGATCCTGTAGTTGAAACAACAACTACTAACTACGTGGCTAAAGTTTATAAACACACTGGAAACCAGACTAGTGCAACAAGTACTTTTGCAAACTCTAGCTCTAACTTGGCTAACACCCTTCATACAGAAACATCTGCTACAAGTGATTTTGTAGGTAAGAATATTGCCTATGTATATTGTAGGTTTGAATACAATCAAGATGCCTTTGCTGATGGACTACCAACAGTTACCGCTAAAGTTAAAGGCAAAAAGATTGTAAAGACATCTAGTGGTACAGAGCAGTCTGCTGTATATACAACAAACGCTGCATGGGTTATCAGGGATTTCTTGACAAGTGAATACGGTCTTAACGACGATCAAATTGACTATACAACATTTGAGGCTGCTGCTGATGTTTGTGCAGAGACAGATGTTTTATCTGACGGGTCTGAGCAATATCAAGTCAATGGTGTTGTAGATTTAAGTCAGAATGTTGGTGACGTATTAACACAACTAGTGGCTGCTTGTGGTGGGTCTTTATTCTGGGGCGGTGGTTACTGGAAGCTATATGCTGGTGACTTTGTTACACCTACAAAAACCTTAACTATGGATGATCTACGTGGCCCTATAACCTTAAACACTAAAGCATCTATGAGAGATAACTTTAACAGGGTTTCGGGTACTTTTATTGACAGTGAAAATGACTGGATTAGTACAGATTACCCAGCAGTAGAATCTTCTACCTTTTTAAATGAGGATAACAATGTAGACGCAACAATGGATTTACCGTTGCCATATACTACAAACGCCTTAGCTGCACAAAGATTAGCAAAGCAAATGCTCTTTCGTAGTAGAGAGCAAATATCTTTATCAGCAGACTTTGGACTAGAAGCCTTAGATATTGAGGTAGGAGACTTTATAAAGTTCCGTAATGATAGATACGGTTGGTCTACTGGTTCTGAAAAAACATTTGAGGTTATAGGTTGGAGACTTAATCCGGATGCAGACGGAGATATTAGGGTAAACTTATCTCTTCGTGAAAGTAGTGAAGCAGCCTTTGGGTTTGAGGTAAGTGATGAACAAACCATAATTTCAAACAACAGTACCCTTTTAAAATACTATGAAGTACCTACTATTGGTGTTACAGTTTCACAAGAGTACAGAGAAGTAAATGAGAATGTAGTTAATGCGTTGATTGTGTCAATTACTAGTAATGATATTGATAGGATTGACTCTGTAATATTAAAGTACAGAAAAACTAATGACCTTGAATTTAAATCAGTAGGTCAAACGGTTTTGGTTGATGAGGGTGATAACGCTGGTAGATTTGAAATTGTTGGTGTGGATGCACCTCAAATTAATGAGGACCCAATAGAATACACTATTTCAGTAACTCCTGTGAACGGACTTGGGTTCAAAGGTAATCCTATATCTACTACCTTTAGAGTACAAGCAGATGATATAAAACCATCCGCTCCTAGTTCATTGTCGCATCAATTATCTGGTGGTACAAGTTTCTTTAGTTGGCCCCCCGTTTCTGATTTAGATTTATCTCACTATAAGTTGTACTACTCTTCAACCCTTAGTGCTAATTTTGGAGATGCGTCCAATACAGTACAAGTAGAGAAGATAGCAAGACCTGCAACGTCAATTTCTGCACCAGCATTATCTGGAAAGTACTTTGTATCTTCTGTAGATAAAACTGGTAATGAGAGTGCAGATGGTGCAACTACAACTATTTTACCAAGTGAGTTACCACAGCTAGGTCAAATTCTTACCCACACTGAAAGTACAGGGTTTAGCGGAAGTAAGACAAACCTTACAGTCTCTTCTGGAAACCTGTTTATGACAGATTCTTCCTCTGCTGGTGCAACTGGAACATATAACTTTTACCATAATGGTGCAGGTTACTTTGATGTAGGAAGTAATCGTACTATAAGGTTGTCTAGTGCAGTTACATTTACCAGAAAACATGCTAATGCATCTGGTGGTCAAGTAAATTGGGATGATATACCTAATAACTGGGACACTTGGCCTGATAACTGGGATACTTGGACAAACGAAACAGCAAACTTTAATGACTTTGCAGTGTTAATTCAAGCAAGGTCTGCTACCACTACTGGTGGTTTATCTAGTGCATCTTATGTTACTGCTTCTGGTGAAGTAACTGGACGATATGTACAATTTAGAGCAATCTTATCTAATACTAATGCAAACGTAACCCCGAACATAACGGCACTAAGTGCCACAGTGGAGTACTAGTAATGTCGCAACATGACTTTTCAATAGCCAATCAAACGGCCTCTAACGCAAGAGCCGACATAAACAATGCGTTACAGGCTTTGGCTACCAACAATAGTGGAAATTCGGCACCTTCTACCACCTACGCTAATATGTGGTGGTATGAGAATGACACAAACTTACTAAAAATACGAAATGAATCTGACAATGGTTGGATTAGTGTAGCTTACTTAGATGGAACTAACTGGGAAATACTTGATAATACACAAGTTGTAAATACATCTGGTACTCAGATAGGTGTATTAGGAGATCAAGCTACATCTACATGGCAAACTGGTACAGGAACTACTGAAAGTCTTGTGTCACCCGCTAAGATAAGTAGTGCTGTTGCAAGTAAACTTAATGCAACAGGTAGCGCCCCTATTTATGGTGTTCGTGCTTGGGTCAATTTTGATGGCACTGGTTCAAATTCTGCAAATCAAACTTTAAGAGCAAACGGTAATATTGCATCAGTGTATAAAAACGCCACTGGCAATTACACATTTACTTTTACGACAGCTATGCCAGATGCTAATTACGCAGTATTGTACGGTGGTGGTATTGCGACTGGCGTAAGTTCTGATAACGGTTCAGCGATAGACGTTTATGATCAAGTTGCAGGTAGTTTTAAGGCAAACATCACCGATCCAACAGGTAACAATAGGGTAAATCTCCCTAGATGTTATATTACGATAGTAAGGTAAGGGTATTTAAGTGTATAAATTTGGAAAGCGAAGTTTACAAAAGTTATCTGGTGTTAATCAACACATGATAGATGTAATGAAACATGCTCTGTCAGTTTCTACCAGAGATTTTACAATTATTGAGGGCCTAAGATCTTTAGACCGACAAAAAGAATTAGTAAAAGATGGTAAGTCTAAGACACTTAAATCCCGACACATTCATGGTTTTGCTATTGATCTAGTCCCTTATCCTGTGTCGTGGGAGTTTGAAGATTTTTACCCTGTAGGGGACGCCGTGATACAAGCCTGTAAAGACTTGGACATACCTTTACGTTGGGGTGGTAATTGGAGAGTGCGTGACCTAAGAGAATGGGAAGGAAGTGCAGAAGAGTTAGTTGATGCTTATGACGGTAGTTTTTATGACTTACCACATTTTGAACTTAACTCTGACGAATACCCTGATCCGTAATGTCTGACAAGTTCCCTATTGGCCTTGTAATAGGGTTAGTCACACAAGGTGCAGCAATCGTGTGGACAGTATCTATGATGATGTCTGACATAGAAAGTAACAGAGAGAAGATTATAGAAACCCAACAACGTATTGGTAGGTTAGAAGATTCCAGCCAGTCACAAGCTATAGCTATTGCCCGAATAGACGAAAATATAAAAGCCATCAGAGAAGCTGTAGAGAAGATGGCTATAGACTAATTTCCACTTAGGGGGTATGGGTACATGGTAGATCCATTTACTGCACTGGCGGCTGTTAAAACGGCTGTAAGTGCAGGTAAAGAACTTGTGTCAGTTACTAAGCAGATTGGTGAGTTCTTTGATGGAGTTGATGAACTTCGTAATAATCACAACAAAAAGAAGGGTAGTATATTCTCAGGTGACGATGAAAACAGTATGGAGACTTTTGTACAGTTGCAGAAAGCAAAGGATGCAGAGGAAGAACTGAGAGCTATCGTCATAGCCACCAGAGGTTACTCCGCTTGGGGTGAGCTACAAGAGATAAGGGCTAGAACACGAAGAGAACGTAAAGAGAGAGAAGCTGCTGCTAAACTTCGTAAGCAAGAGATAGTAGAGAAGGTAGTTGTTATCGGAGGTACAGTAACTGTGTTGTCTATTATAACTGGTATAGCTGTACTTATTATAATGTCATCAAAGGGAATGCTATAATGGGCTTAGAAGCTAAGGGAACTTTTCCATTTCAAATGTACCAAATACCAGAGTTTATAGCCACCACAATAACCCCACCAGCCCCTGCGCCAGTTAAGACTGAGGCTGATAAACCAAGGGTTGTGGAGCCAGCTACACGCAGTGAAGTTACCATAAGGCTTGACAAGTACTGGCAAGAGAAGGCAGAAGAACTGCAAAACAGGCAGAGAAGTATGGCTGAGTTAGCCTACAGTACTAATGGTAGGATTGTAGCTCCAATAGAAGTAGGCAAAATACTAGACGTAGAGGTATAAAATGACAGTAGCAATGGAACGCATATTGGCGTGGAAACTACTACCACGACTAATGATGTTAGTTATGACTGGTATGTACATCAGAGTGATTGAGTGGTTTATGTCGTTACCCCCAGAGGCTATGACATCACAGGCAACTGCACTTACTGCAACTGTAACGGGAGCTTTAACAGGAGCTTTCGCCGTTTGGTTGGGTAATGAGAAATGATTGGTCAAATAATAGGTAGTGTAGTTGGTTTAGCGACAAGCGTGATCGACAGCAAGACACAGATCAAACTAACTGAGGCTGAGATTAAGAAGAAACAGCTTACAGGTGAGATTGACTGGGATCTAGCTGCTATACAAGCTACACAAAATAGCTGGAAAGATGAGTGGATAACCCTACTTTTCAGTATCCCTTTGATACTAGCGTTTTGTGGTGATTGGGGTAATGCTATAGTGCAAGCTGGTTTTGCTGCCCTTGAGACTATGCCAACGTGGTATCAGTATTCCCTTGGCGGTATCGTATCAGCATCCATAGGAATTAGATCAGTATCTAAATTCTTCGGCAAATAAATATAAAAAGACTACCTTATAAAACTAAAGAACCCCCCTAGGTTAATTCCTAGGGGGGCTTTTTTTATTCTTTTGGTGGTGTAACGTCTGGTGGTGTCAGTTCAAGGTGTGTCATAACCATAGCCAGACCTTCGTAAAGAGTGTCTATCTCTCCTTTGATCTGCCCAAACTTGTATGCCAACCCTGCTGATATAACTAGGTTTATGAGGATAATACCTTCAAAGAGGTTTACTTCCATTATTTATGTGTCTCCGTCCATCGTTTGCGTAGTCTGTTAAGATACCATATTGCTTTGTCGATATCCTCTAGTCCATTCTTGTATTCACAACGCCACATGTATTTCAACACATTAGCTGCGTGAGGTGCTATGCTGCCTGACATATTTTCTGTCATAGCCTCTATAGCGTCAATACACTCTATACCTGCTTGGTTGTAGTGTACAGGCTTCTCAACAGGGTCATGCCCTACCTGATTTAGTTTACTTAAATCCCACTTAGCCATATAGCTCTCCTTTCATAAACCGTATTATACTTGCTCTGGAATCTGAAAGCAATAAGTTTTTGCAAGAGATTCGGGTGTAGGTCTAGTTTTCATCAATTCTTTTTCAATTCTCTGTGCATACTGAATACAAGATGCTTGTTCCATAAAGATTCCATTAAAAGAATTTACTTTTATATTGCCTTGGTTCATTAGAATCATAACTATAACCCACATAGGTTTCTCCTGTTTTGTCAGTCGGTCTTTACTAGCTCCGCTGATGTGTATGGTATATGAAAAAATAACTCATTCTTCCGTATGTATCTTCCCTTCGCTCCACCTAAACTTTCCTTGGTAAGCAGTGTGTCCTTTATACGCCATGCTTGCCTCATGTCTTTACGGAAGACGTAGAAGTTTAGTACACCGTTCTCAGACCCATGCTTGTCTAACAGCCTCTGTTTCCTCTCAGGAATGCGTATATCCTTCCAAGTAACAGGCCAGTCCCCATCCCAAGCTACCTTAACCTCTGCCTCATTAAAATAGGTGTAGCCACCCTTCTGAGACACGACATCAACGTAGTAGTTCTCTTCTGTATTTACTATAGTATGGCCCCTGCTTTCCAGCAGGGACACAAGTGCTTCTTTTGCAGGGCCATCATAGGCTTCGTACAAAGCCCTGCTAAACTTCTTTCTTATTGTCATGTGATATCCACCATTTCACACACATCACCAGTACATGCCATTGTCTGCATACCAGAGGTGTTGTCTTCTTTTTCGTAGTCTGACAGCTTTGTCCAGTCAATGTTTGTCGGCATTACATCAAACAACTCTTTGTACTCTTCCTTAGAGCAGTCTTGATAAGGTGCTTGCTGATAAGTGTGATCTGAGTGTGGCAAGAAAGATACACCTGACATCTCATCGAAGTACTTATACACAAATGCACCTACTTCCATCCACTCCTCATCACGTACTGAGATAGTTACGCTTGGTTTATGCTCACACCAGTGACGCTGATACGTTAGCCACATTTCTAGCTGTTCAATAGCTGTCATGTCGTTGCGTGTAATAGACCCAGATGGTGACTGCACAGGAAAACTAAACACTGTCGTTGTGTCTGGTTTCATTACACAAGGCTCACTAGGCACTCCCTGATCCTTTAGAAAGTTAGTAAGTGGATCTTTGTTGTCACCACGTACTGTACGGACATAGTATGGACTATGACGGGCATGAATACCACTAGCACTATCTACCAACTGAGAAACTGTACCCGATGGTTTCACGCACGTAATAGCAGCCGCTACAGGAATATCAAGGCGTTCTGCCCATTCCTTGTTTGTCTCAACTGCAACACTCTTTAGATGCTCTAGGGTTTTAGCTAGGCCAGCATTCTTACTTGTCATAAGAACATTGTCCATTATCCCTGTGAGTGACACACCGAGCAGCCGCTCCTCTTCTGTGTTGGTAGTCCACACCTTTCGCAAATACGGAAACTTGGTGAAGGTTGATTGGATAGTTCCCAGAATAGTTGCCATACGGACTTTGCGTTCCAAATCTTCAATGGTATCCGTAGCACGTACAACAACTTCTGTAAGGTTGCAGAACTGATACGGCCTAAGTATGATTTCACTGCACGGGTTAGTTCCGAACTCATAATTTGCATCCCTACGTCCATTCTTAGCTGCTTGTATCTTACTTGCTTGTCGATTAAACACACCACGTTCACCAGACTTAGACTCCACAAGGGCAGTCCACTCACGCATGAATGTCTCCATGTCAGGCTTCTCTGTGTAGCTTACACTGTTGTTAGCCAAGGCACGATGACCAGCAGTTTCCCACCACTGTCCTGACTTAGCATGACGCATACGATCATCTGACAGGTTAGACAAACTAATCATAGCACTACGGCGTACACCACCAACTACAACAATCTGACCAATGAAGCACATAAGATCATGGCACTCAATACTAGACAGCTTGCGCCCTTGTGCAGCTTTAAATGTCTGTACAGCAAAGTTGAATAGCTCAACCAGAGGCGCTGGGCCACTAGCTCTACCACCAAATGTTTTTAGTCTTGCACCAGCAGGTCGGATCTTAGAGACATCCCACTTAGGGATTTCCCCTGCCCATAACAAGGCTAGTAGTTGACGGAAGCCTTTGGCCCAGCCTTCTTTACTGTCCTTAACGTGAATGATTGTGTCGCTAACAAACAACTCAGGAACCTCTGGTAGTTTAGAAATGAACTGACGTTCAACACTGAACCCCACCCCTGTACCACACAAGAGAATGAACATAGCTTCATCAAAGCTCTTAGGGTCATCTACAGGTAGGTAAGAACAGTTATACCCTGCTGTATTGTCACGCTCTAAAGCCTTGCCAGCAGTCATCATAGCTCGCATAGAAGGCATTACCTCTAAGTTTAAGATAGCCTGTTCTATGTTTTTGGTGTATGTGTCATTACCAGCCTTTGGCTTGACAACACTGTCTATGTAACGGCTTACAGTCTCTGACCATGTTTCTCTTGCATCACCCTTCCAACGTGCATAACGTGAAAGTGCAATAAAGTTTTGGTATGGGGTGGGGAGCATATTATTCATTCTTGTTCTTTTCCTCTCGCTCTCATAGTTTTATCTTCTTCTAACCAGACCATTCGATCAATGTCTGACCTAGCTATTCCAATATCATATAGCTCTTTGTCGGTCAACTGGTTTAGCTGTTTAATTGCTAGTCGGTGACTTCGCCATGTCGCAAGGTAGTTCATGTAACGCCAGAACCACGACATGCCTGTGTGTCTTCTACTCATTTAATTTCCAATACTAAACAGTGCTTGAAGAATAGCAAACTTGTAAGCTAACCAAGCACAAATTACTAAGCACAGCGCTGTTATGCCACCAACTCTCTCTGATTTTGACAACTTCAACGATTATCTCCTGATCCTTGTAGTGTACCATTCTTTACACGATCATTCAACTTCTCCATGTTAAGTTCGATAATCTTAATCAAACTGCCACCAAAGATGTTAGATAGTGCTACTGTATAAAATAGTACATCTCCTAGCTCTTTCAAGACCGCATCGTCATCAATTCGCTTATCACGAAATAATTTTTTGATCTTCTCTGATACCTCACCAGCTTCCCCAGTAAGACCTAGTGCATTCTCAATTAACCGCTCACGCCCTTTGGTAAGCATCTTGTCCTCTACAAACTGTGAGTACATGTCAATCATATCTTTCATATCCTTAGCTGAATACATCAATGTATGGTCATCTCCTCTGCAATTCCTATGTCAACGGAAGTATACTCAGCTAAAGCTACAGCCTCTTCTTCTGACACGTTTCTATCATTTAAGGCCCGTCCTACTAGTAGATACTTAGCCATTCCTCTTAGTCTTTCCATGTCTTCTTCTTCATCAAGTACATCATATACATGTATATACTCACTTATCATCATAACCATTCCTCTGGTATAGAGCCTTGCGCCCATAAGAAACCATGCTTATCACACCACTGAGAGTATGTTGACTTAGCTCCTTTGAACAACTTAGCCTTAGCATTCTGAAACACAAATCTAATGTCGTAGTCAAACTGCTTCTGTATTAGTAGATGCTTCTTACGGTCTGCCGCAACAAACCTACCTTTTGTCTCGACAATAATTCCATTGGGGAGAATAAAGTCTGGGGTATAAGTACGTGTCTCACTAACATCATACTTGATCTTCATACTTTCGTACTCATACTTTATCCCAGACTCCGATAGCTCCTTAGCTACCTTCTCTTCCAAACCAGAACGCCAGCCATGTTTTATTGCCTGTCTGGTGGTTGCCATATTTCTCCCTCATATCGTCTAAGCCAAAGAAGCCTAGCATTTTCTATTACACGATCTACGTCACCCTCGTAAGCCTTAACCACAGCTTCCCAAAGCTCTTCCTCTGTGGCAGCACCATCTAAGATTTTGTCTGCCTTCTTAGGTCCAACTTGGTATAAGCCATGTATGTTATCAGCACTGTCACCAGTAAGTATTTGAGTATAGAAGAATTTAGTTCCCTCAAAGGGTTGCACTCTTACCATACTACCTTTTACTGGATTGTAGTGCCAGCACGGTACTTGTAGCATATCCTTGTCAACTGATACAATGGTACAATCATAATCTAATTCTGTTGCTTGTATAGCTAGACAGTCATCTGCTTCTTGTTCCACACTGGTAACAGCTTTCCAGTCTGATATCATATAGTCACGTATGTACGACAGGTGTGTAGGCTTTGGTTTACCTTTCCTATTTCCCTTGTACACATGTGACTTAGCAATGTCGTGCCTAAACTGATAACCACTACAGGTCAGGTAGATTTCATAGTCTTCGCTGTCATACAGCCAATCACATACAAACTCTATGCTGTTCTGTAGTAGGTCATCAATCTTAACACGGGCATCTGTTTCAGAACCA